CCGATGAGACGTGAAGCCTGCCGCCTGACGTCGACCACGAGCCATCGTAGGCGAACCAGTAGTGGGGCACGGCGCCCGACCAGTCCTCGGTGTAGCCGCCCCATGCCACGAGGTACACGTAATCCTCGTCGCCGGCGAACCCATAGGCGAACGAGTCCGCATCCTCGGCCGCGAGCAGGCCGGCCGAGCCCCATGCTTCGATCCGCGTCGCGCCCGGGCACTCGACCGCGATGCCCAGGTTGCCCCGGATGGGGTAGCCGGGCGTCACGTCGAAGTTGCAGACGTCAGCCACGAACCGGCCGGCGACGAGGGCTGCGACGATGTTGGCTGACGAGTTCGACGCGACGAACGCCCGGATGCGCCCGACGTCGTAGGTCTCGAACGTGGTGTTCGCGTGGTAGTCATCCACTGCGATCGGCCAGATGTCGCGACGGATGGCCAGCGCGCTGCGCCACTTCGCAACGGCAAAACCCGGGTTGGCGACCGGGTCATCGCCGAGCCCTGTCATCACCTTCGAGTTGTGGATCTCGATGCCGTAGTGATCGGTCAGTGCCGCGATCGTTGCAGCCGACAGACTCGTCCCGATCCAGTTCGGGTGCGCCAGGTGGACCTCGCCGCCCAGCGCCCGGACGTCGTCGATGATGGTCTGCGGATCCGTCTCACCGGACAGGTCGTAGGCGCCGGGGTTGAGCGCGATGATGTGCTGCATCGTCGTCCCGACGCCGAGCTCGTTGCCGACGATCGCCGTCGGGATTCCGGCAGGCTGGGACGTCACCACGTTGTGGTCGGTGATGGCGAGCGCGCCGTAGCCTCGTGACAGGTACTCGGCCACCGCCTGCGCCGGTGTCTTCGCGCCGTCGCTGCCCGTCGTGTGGCAGTGCAGCTGCGTCAGGATCGTCGCAGCGTGCGCCTCGTCCGTGGCGTACGGGCCCGACACCGTGTAGCCCGGCGGGGCGAAGCCCGAGCCACCGCCACGGCTGACGAAGAACAGGCGACGGGCCGGCATCCGCTCAGAACGAGGACGTCTGACCGAAGACGTTGCCGACGAGGCGCACCGCGTAGATCGCCGTGACCTTTACCCACGTTGCGGCGACGAAGTCGAGCGTCGAGCCGAGCGATGAGCCGAGAGTCTTCGTCTGGCCCGTGTTCATCGAGAAGGCTGACGAGGAGGCGGTCGAGCCGAGCGCCCACGTCTGGGTCCCCGACGTATTCCGCACGACCAACCAGTAGATGCCGGGCGCGAGATAGACCGGCGCCCCGGAGAACACGACGGCGCGCGTCGAGGCTGCCGCCGCGGTGAAGGAGTCCGTCGCGTCCGTGCCGGTCACGAAGTCGAGCGTGTTCTCGCCGCCGTTGCCGTTGTTGAGTCGCTGCTGGTACAGGCGGGCCTCGATGGCACGGGTGTTGGTCGTGTCGCGGTTATGGATGGTGAAGCCGCGCGAAAGGAGCTGTGCCGGAACGTGGATCGGGACGGCGATCGAGCCACCGCTGATCGGCAGCGTCTCGGACGTCGTGAATGCAGCGTCGGCAACGAACACTGTCGGCAGCGCGTGCGGCGCCCACCCTCCATGACCGATGCCGAGTTCACGCTGGCCGTCGTAGACCTCCAACTTCTTCAGGGTCGTGTCCCAATCGACCTGGCCCTCGGTCGTGCCCATCGCCGCCGGCAGCTTCATCGTGACCGGGTTCAGCGTCGCGCCACCGCCCGTGGCACCCGATCCTGTCGCGGCGTGGGTATGGTCCGTCAGGGTTCCAGTCGTCGGGTTGTGCCAGTCGGACCAGCTCGATGTGTCCGACTGGTAGATCTTCACGTGATCGGAGCAGGCGTACAGCGTGCCTTCCGGTACGGCGCTCGCCGCGGGACGCGAGGCGTGGTCACCCTCGAGCAGGTGATGGATGAAGCGCACGGCCATCGTCGAGTCTCCTAGTCCAGTGCCACGAGGGTCGGGATGAGGGAGTCGTCGCCGTCCCAGACAAGCACCGGCTCGTCCCCGTCGACGCTCGTGAGCGGCATCCAGACTTCCGTCTGGTCGATCGGCTCTGACCCGCCGCCAGAGCCGCCGGCCTTGAATCCGTAGACGTTGCCGTCGTCCGACAGGAACGTGAACACGGTCGCCGAGCTCGCCGTCTGGTCGGGCTGGTCGTCGCCGCCTCCGAAGTCAACCCCTGACCACGTCAGATCCCAGCCGCCCGTGCCGTCCTGGTAGACGACGAGCTCGATCGAGCCATCGGCGAACGGGGCGACAGTGACGATGCAGTTCTGGTCGAGGGTCAGGCGGTGGTGGTTGCCGTTCGCTGCGTCGACCGTCTCGGTAGCGCCGGCGGTGCCGTGGTCCTGCGACTCCGGGTTGCCGCCAGCCGTGTCATTCTCGTACTGCGGATGGTCGTCGTCGGCGAGCCCGCCCAGCGCACCGTGGTCGGATAGGCCAGTGCCGCCACCACCACCGGGAACAGACGACAGTCCGCCCTGCAGCGCCGCCCCGGGCGCCAGCTTGCCACCCGAGTCGATGTCGCAGTGGTCGTGGATCGGGACGCGGTGCGCCCCGACCGTCCGGGTAACCGAGCGCCGCTTGGCCGGTCGGTTGAGCATCAGGTGGCCGGTGCGTAGCGGACGACGGTGATCTTCGTGTTCGTCGCGCGCACATCGAGCGCGCCGCCCGAGTTCTGGTACGCCTCGCCCTTGATAACCTGCCCGGCCTCGACAACGACGAACTCGCTCATGTCGAGGTCGGTCGTCTCGCCGTCGCCGACGGCGACCGTGCTGACACGGGTCACCTCGGCGTCGTCCACCGTGACCCGGATGAAGCGGGTCGCTGTTGTGTTCGGGTCGAACTGTGCGCGCATGATGACGAGGCAGGCGATCGACGTGTACCCGGCCGGGAAGGCGCCGGCGGGCACCGTGATCCCGGCGCCGGACGTCCACCAGCCGCCATAGTCGAACGCCTCGGCCTGCCACACGACGGACGTCCACGTCGACCCCGGGATGCTCTGGTCGGAGCTGCGCGCCAACTGCACGCCGGAGAAAGTGACGCCATCGGCCACGCCCTTCAGGAAGAGCAGGTCATCGCCGAGGATGTTCAGATCGGCGGCCGTGAGCTCGGTGTCGGGAACGAAGGTCGGCGGGTCGGTCCAGGGCACGGTCGGCTCCTAGTAGGCGAGAAGGTCGGTCTCGGAGTCCAGGAGCGACTGGTCCAACGTGAACCAGGTGCGCGCCTCCTGGACCCGCGATTCCATGAGCTGGAAGGTGGTGACGTGGTGGACGGCGGATGGGCTGGCCGCCAGGTTCATGTCGAGCGTGTCGCCGAGGATCTCGAAGATGCGCGCGGCCACGCCGATGTGTGACGACGTGAACGCGATCAGGTCGTACGGCTCGAGCTCGAACTGCTCGGGGAACCAGTTCTCGACGACGAGATCGGGCCGGTACTTGCCATCGGCATAGCGCCACACGATGTGCGCGGCGATGCCGCGGGCCGACGTCAGGGTGCCGAGGAAGTCGCCCGACAGGTCGGAACCGGCGCGCACGCCGCGGACGTCGTCCTGGCTGTCGAGGTCGTCGACCGTCACCGTCTCGGCGGCCGATCGCCGGGCGAGCGCCCCCTGGACATTGAGCTTTGTGATGGAGCCGGTTCCGTCGAGCTCGATGAGCGCCGTCTTTCCGAACGGGGTGATCGACGCGGTCGCCGAACCGTCCACGTTGACGTCAAGCACGGGGCCGTCCACGAACTCGTCGAACTCGATCCACAGCTTCGGCTGACGATCCGCCGGGAACGCGACGTCCTGCGCCTCCCAGACGATCGCCTGGTAGGACGTGAACCGCACAGGCTCCACGGTCGCGCGCTGCTGGTTGATCACCGTGTCGGAGCTGGTCTTCCAGCCCGACGTGCCGGTCGCGTGGTCATCGCTCGCCGACAGGGTCGCGTCGGCGGCACCGTCGAGCTTCTGCGTGCGGCGCACCGTCACGTATTCGTACCAGTCGTCGGGGTTGTCCAGCGGGCGGGCAAAATGGCGCGTGCCGTTGGCCCGGTTCAGCTCGTCGAGGAGGTTGCCCGCGAGGCCGTCGGCATACGACAGCGGGAGCGTCGTCGGCTCGGCGCACAGGTCGAAAGACGGCTCGTTCGCGGCCGCGAGGATCTCGGTACGGAGATCCAACTGCGAGCGGTGGCGCGAGGCGATGATGGTAACCGGCGTGCGTCCGATCCACGCCAGAGGATCCTCGCAGGTGAACTCGACGAACGAGGGATACGGAGCCCCGGGCGCCGGGATCACGGTGACGTCGGTGACCCGGCCGGCGAATACGCCCTTCACCGTCTTGGCCGGGTCCGGGATGATGGTGCCGTCGACCTTGTTGATGCCGACCCAGACACGCGCTCCATCGCGCAGCAGGCCAAAGAGAGGGCCCTCGGTATTCTCGGGGTTGTAACGGTTGTCGCGGTTCCGCACGACGATCGTTGCGGAGCCGGTGTACGAGCCGCCGTCGGCGAGCGATCCCGCTCCCCGCTGGCGTCGACACGAGACAAGGTCCTCGGTGATGTCTTCGATCACCTCATCAGACCAGTGGACAATCGCGCCGGGTGTTGACACCGTGATATAGCCGACGCGGGTGCGCGTCGAGTCTCCGCCGTCGATCTCGAGCGTGACGGTATACACGCCTGGCGCCGTGTAGGTGTGCGTCGGGTTCTGCGATGTGGACGTACCACCGTCGCCGAAGTCCCACGACCACGACGACGGGCTGCCCGTGGACTCGTCGGTGAAGTCCACCTCCAATGGTGCGTTGCCGGACATCGGAGTACCCGAGAAGTCCGCCGTCAGCGAGCCGCCGAGGAGGGCGATCGTGATGCCGCGCCAGTACGGCGGGAACGCTCCGCCTACCGCCGATGCGGTGGTGCTTGGGTTGTATGACCCCGAAGTCGACGCGACGATCTTGTAGTACAGGCTCGGGAACGGCCCCGATGTCTGACCAGACTGCGAGTCAACCAACTCCGTCCAGCCGGCGCCCGGTGTGTGGGTGCGCGTGGTGAACGTGTCGTTGGCGATCCCGTCGCTGCCGAAGATGATGGCCGGACGGCCTGTTGCGGGAGTGACGCTTCCCGTCGTGATCGAGGTTGTCGCGCTCGGTGCCGTGTTGGTCGCCGTCTCGATGTCGGCGAATGACGCGCCGTCGAGCTCCACGATGTGCGGTGGCCGCAGCGCATCAGTCCCGATCGTCTTGGCAAAGGTTACGGATGTCTCCGTCCCGTCGCTCGTCTTGCCGTAGCACAGGATCGAGTCGTGCGACGAGGACGCGTTGCGGTTCGACTCAAGCAGAGTCCAGCCGGACGGCGTTGCCGGATCAAGAGCTTCGCTACCGCCGCGCCGCCAGACAAACAGGAGGAGCGGGTTTCCCGCAGTCGGCGTGAACGACCACTCGGCTTCGAAGCCGCCCGTGGTACCCGCGGCCTGCTCGTTGGCGATTGTGACGGCCATCGGTCAGCCCCACACCCCACGACGGACGCCCCACTCGTAGATCGCGGGGCCGACCGCCTCGCCGATCTCACGCGCCGCGCCCGGGGTTGTCCCGATGCCCGCGTTGACGGTGACGTTGAGCGTCAGGCCCATCGGCCCGCCACCGTAGGTGCCGCCCGAGGAACCGCCCTGCATGATCCGGCTCGTCTCAGATGCGTTGATGATCGTGCCGTCCTGGCGCGGCACGAACAGCTCTTGGCCCTGCTCGCCGACGATGTACGGGCGGAACGCCTCGACGGGTCCGCCGGAAGCCCGCCGCCCACCCGTCGACGCACGGCGGTGCGAGCTCGAGTCGAAGGCGTTGTCATTGACGCGGTCCTGCCACGTCCACAGTGACTTCAACTGGCCGATGAGCAGGTTGATCGCCGCGCGCTGGGAGGCCGTCCCGGAGGCGTACTTCTTCTTCAGCTCGTTGATGAAGTCGATCTGCTGCGCCTTGGACAGCTTCCCATAGGCGGTCAGCTCCGACATGAGTTCGATCCGCTTCTTGTTCAGTTCCGCGAGGCGCAGTTTGGCGTCGCGGACCTGCTCCTTTGTGGAGTTCTTGGACGCGATGATCTGCTTCTGCTCGGCGATCTCGCGCTCGGTCGCGGCCAGTTCGCCAGCCGCGATAATCGGGTCGTAGATCGCGTCGGCGGCCTGCTCGCCGAGCGTCGTAAGCCGGTCCTTCGTGTCCTCGAAGTCGTCAACGATGTCCTGGAACGACTTGTGGACGCGCTCGTAGGTCTTCTCCGACTTGTCGGCCACCCCCTCGATCGCGTTTCCAAGTGCCAACGTCCGGTCTCGGGCGTCGTTCATGCCGGCGAAGCCGTTGCCGGTGAGCGACCGCAACGATCCCTCCGCGCCGCTGGCACTATCGGCCGCCTCTTTGACGAAGTCCGACAGCATGCCGAACCGCAGGCCGGCATCGTCGGCCGCACCGATCAGTGCGTCGAGCGCCGAACCCCCGCTCTCGGCGCTGGCACCCACGCCGTCTACCGCATCGGCGAGCGCCGTAACCATGCCGATCAGGTCGATCCCCGCCTCGGTGGCCTTGGTCATGATCGGGATCAGCTTCTGGCCGAGCTGCGCCTGCGCGTCCTCCAGGGCGGCGTTGGCGCGGCGCTGCGTGTTCGCCAGCTCGTCGGAGGTGTCAGCGAAGTCGCCTTGCGCGCTGGCCGTCTCCTCCATGATCAGGGCATAGCGGGCGGCGATCTTGGCGCCTTCGGTGAACCTGCCGTTGACTTCCTCGAAGCCGAGCGCGGCCGCCTTCGCCTGCACTTTCGCCTCGTACAGGAACACGCCCACGGAGCGCAGCGGCTCGGCCTCGCCGGCGAGGCCCGCGCGCAGCTTTTCGAGGGCCTCCGTGGACCCGCCCGCGAGATTGTGGAACGAGGCGAGGTCCGCCGACAGCTTCACGAGCCCGGTGGACATCTGGAGCGAGGCGCCCTTGGTCTCGTCCATCTTGTTGAACAGGTCGCCGAAGCCTGCCGCGGCGGCGATCGCGGACTGCTTCGAGAGCCCCAGGGTGTCGGCGGTGGTGTCGCCCCATGCCTCGACTTCGTCCGCCTGGTCGCCGAACACCTTGCCCGACTTCGCCATCGTCTCGTTCAGGTCGGACGCCTTCGAGATGCTGTCGCCCATGAAGTCGACCGTGCTGGCGAGCGCCGAATCGAGGACGGACAGGCCCTTGGCCGTGATCGCCGCGCCGGCGCCGATGGCGAAGCCCTTGGCGCCTTGCTTCTGGAGCTTGTCGAACTTGTCACGCAGGCGGTCGAGCTCGGACGACGACTTCCCGACGCCGGTGACCCTGGTCCCAACCGAGACGTTGTTCGGCATTACGCGACCACCCGGAGTCGGGCGTTCATCTCGTCGCGCAGGGGCCCCGGCGGGATCAGCTCGTCGACGGCCGTCTCGGGCTGCTCAGCCGGGACGAACGTCTCCGACCAAAGCTCGACGAGCCGGAGCCCGAGCGGCAGCGGCAACCGCAGCAGGCCCTCGGTCGTCGGCTGGATCGGGCCACGGTGGTCGACGATCGACCACGTCGGCTGTGCCTCGCCCACGAAATGCTCGTAGGCGGCCCGCAGGGCAGCATTCTCCATCCGCGCCTCGGTCGCGGCAAAGAACGCCGCGACGACGGCGAGGGCGTGCCGGTAGATGGCCCAAGACGAGATGGGCTCCACCTCGATCGAGAGCCCGGCGTACTGTCCGTCCTCGAAGGCGAGGGTGACGCGCCCGCCGGGAAGGCGGTACGCCACTATGCGTCGAGTTCGAACTCGCCGAGCTCGCCGGCCGACTGCGCCGCCTCGGCCGTCCAGCCGAGCGAGCCGTCCTGCGCCACGGCGGGCGTGAACGAGCTGATGACGACGACGCCGGTGAGCGATGCGCCGGGGTAGGCCACGATCAGGTCGCGTGCGCCTGACAGGTCGCCGAACACCGGGATCACCACCTCGGGGTCCCAGAAGCCAGTGAAGCTGGCGGTGTAGTCGCCGCGCAGCTGGATCCGCTCGGTACCGTCGACGTCGAGGCCCGACACGTCCTGCTGGGCCCGCGACAGGTTGAGGCTGACCGTGCCGACCTGGTTGCTGAACGTGACCGGCGAACCGGCCGCGTCGTCGATCGTGAATGACGTGGGGATGCCGCTAACTTTCGCCATGTCTATATCTCCTCTTTAGGGCTGCTGGTTCAGGTAGCGGACGTAGTTGACGACCGCGACCGCGTTGGTGAACGTCCCGGTCGGGTGGACCCGCACGTAACGGCGGACGGTGCCGTTGGTGGCGGTCTGGATGCGCTGTGCCCCGGCCGCGGTCATGGCGGTGAAACCGCCACCGGTCACGTTCGCCCAGGCGATGCGGTTGGCGCTGTCCTGGACGGTGAACGTGATCGAGCCCGAGCCGATCGAGATGAGATGGACGTACGCGGCCAGGCCGAACGCCGTCGAGGTCGTGCCCGTGCGCGGGAACAGGTCGTCGAGCCCGTTCGGCAGCAGGCCCTGGTCGGTCCACACGGCCGTCCCGTCGGCGACCGTCGTGCCGTTCGTCGGCCACGTCGGCTCGTCGGTGATGTGCGACGTGCCCGCGGTCGTGGTCTTGTAGTAGTGGCCGTTGGCGGTCGTCGGCACGACCAGGTCGTTGAGCGAGTAAGGCGTGTTGGCAGTCCATGAGGCAATGGCCGCGGTCGCGGCGAACGTCTGCTTGCCGATCGTCAGCAGCTGGCCCCACTCGAGCTTGGTCCCGAGCGACCCCAGCGCCTGCCCGGTGATGCCCAGCGAGCCGTCCTGTCCGCTGACGGTCTGGAACGTGACCTTGTGAGCCCACAGGCTCGCGCAGTACGAGCCGAGCGCCGTGCCGTCCGCCCAGCTGACGAGCTCGTGGGCGTTGGCGAGGTCGCTGAACGTAGCGACCGATCGCGCGGCGGCGGGGTTCCAGAAGGCGGTGTAGCTGATCTCGCCGTCGGAGCGGAGCACGATCCGCTCGGTGCCAGACGACTGGATCGACGACACGTCCTGCAACGCGCGCGACGTCGCCGCCGAGTTGATGGCGCCCACGTCGCCGGACACGTCGCGGCTCCCGACATAGAACGCGGAGCCGAGCCCGCTACGCTTCGCCATGCGTCACTCCCGGGGTGTAAGATTGGTTGGCTGGGTCGGGTTTCATAGCCGGACGGCGGTTGAGTCCGCCACCGACATCGGGTACACCGACGGAGCGCGGCTCCGACTCAGCACACATCACTCCAGTCCTTCGGTCAGGTTGGCCCGGATGAGCGGGCGGGCACGGTAGACGGCGGACTTCACGGCGCGGAACGGGTGCCAGCGCCGCTCGATGGTCGCCGCGGCGGCCTTGGTCCGGATCGACTCGGTACGGCCCAAGCCGCCGGTGAACGCGGATACCCGCGCCCACGTCCCCCAGCGCCTGCCGGACACCGAGTACGTGCGGCCGATGACGTGATCGCGGGTCCAGCCCGTCCAGCCCGGCATCTCGCCGGCGTGGCCGCCGATCTGGCCCTGGACTTCGTCCTCCATCCAGCCGGCCAGATCGTCGAGCATGTCGCGCACGTTCATGCGGAACGTCTTGCCCGGATCGCGCCGGAAGAAGTCGCCCTCGAGCCTGACGTCGGTCGTGACGTTCGTCATTTCGCGATCGCGTATTCGGTGTAGTCGGTGACGGCCCGCCACAGGATCATCAGGTAGCGGGTGTTGCCGCTGATGACGATGTCCGGCTCGCCGTAGTCGAGGGTCGTGTTATCAATCTCGCCGTTGAGCGACGTATCCCCGTCGACCGCCGTCCGCAGCGCGTCGCTGAACGCTTCCGCCTCGGCGTCGATGACCGCGGCCTGGACAGAGTCGAGGTTGGTCAGCGCCCAGAAGGCCGAGATCAGCGTGACCTTGCCGACCATCTCGGAGTTGAGCGTGTAGCGGCCGCCCATCCTGCCGGCGTCCGTCTCGCCGCCGTAGTAGACGCGGACGGAGCGGTCCTTCGGCAGCGGCAGGCCCTGCTGGACGTCGAGCAGCTTCGGCGTCAGGGCGTTCCCGGCCGTCTGGGCGTGGACGACCAGGCGCGCCTTGGCATCGGCGTAGCCCACATCACACCTGCCCGGACAGCATGACCGTGGACCCGATCATGCGGCGGATGATGGTGTCCTCTCCCTCGCGCAGGCTGATCGTGCCGACGTCCGGCCCCGAGTCGAGCCCGTCGGCGCCCGCGTCGCGCGCCTTCCAGCGCTTCTCGGCGAGGCGCAGCGCGAGGGTATGCACCGAGGCGTCGTAGACGAAGCGGGCGATCGTGGCCTCGTCGTCGTGGGCGGCCGCGGTCGTGCCGTTCACGCCGCGCTCGACGGTGATCGAGTCCTGCTCCTCTGCGGCAGTGACGCCCGTGACGAACATCTGCTCGTCGTCGATGAGCAGCGTCACGCCCGGCGACAGCCCGGCGAGGTCCGACACATCGATCTCCGTCTCGACGTCGTCCAGCTCTTCGTCGAGGGAGCCGGTCAGCACGCGCGTCCGGTACGGGTACGACCAGGTACCGCTGACCGACGTCAGGCGCGGGCCGAACCCGAACGCCGTGGGCGTGCCCTGACCATGGAGGATGACCTTGCGGAACGGCTCGTCGTAGCCGCCGATGCCGGCGAGGTAGAAATCGGTCTCGACGGTCGGGACGCTGGGGGTCGCCCCGACCGCCGAGGAGATGGACAGCTCGTCGAGCTCGGCCAGGTCGGCACGCAGGTACAGCACGTCGCCGCGCTGGCCGTCGTACTGCCTGGTGCCGATCCACGGCCCGAAGCCCGAGCCGCGATGGGCCCGGGCGTCGATGAGCCGCGACACCTCGTCGAGCATCTCCAGCTTGCGGGCGTTGCCCGAAGTGTCCGAGGCGAGCAGCGTCGAGCCGTGCGACGTGAGCGTGTCGTTCAGCTCGGCGACGCTGCCGTAGACATGCCGGAGAGTCGGAATGCGAGGCATCGCGGCTCAGTGGCTAGGCTGTCTTGATGAAGACGGCGAGGCCGTCTGCGGTGTTCTCGATGTCTGCGCCGCCGGCGGTGGCGGCAGTCTCGAATTTGCCGGGAACGGTCGTCGCCTGCGCGACGATCGTCTTCACGTAGACGGTGGTCCCCGCCGCGATGCCGGTAAGCACGCCCGCGGCCGACTTGTACAGGAGCTTGATGGGATCGGCGTCCTCCAGGGCACCGAACCCTGTCTCGATCGTCGGGTAGAAGACGTCCTCTGCCGCTCCGCCGGTGAAGTCGCCGTTGGCGACGATCAGGTTCGGCAGAATGACCGTCTGGACGTAGGCGTCGGAGACCTCTCCGGTGCCCTTGAGGAACACGGCGGTCCCGTCTGCGGTGTTCTCGATGACGGTGCCGGCCGTGTCGGTGATCTGGAATGAGTCGGCGTCGACCTTCTTCACGCGGAAGCGCGTTCCGGCGCGACCCGTGACCACTCCGGCGGCCGACTTGTACAGCAGCCAGAGGTAGTCCCCGGTGATGAGCCCGTGGGCGGTCAGGTTGAACTCGTCCTCGGGCGTGCCGCCGGTGAAGTCACCGGCGGCCACGACGAGGTCCGTTCCGGCCAGGTCATCGGCGAGGCCGATGAACCCTGACCGAGTCCGGTTGGTCCGAGGACCAGGAAGAGACGTTCGAACGGTCATGTCAGTCCTTCCTTTAGGAGTCGGCGCTGACGCTGGCGTAGGTGGAGACGCTGACCGCGGCGCTGTCCTGGATGGCCGAGTCAGTCCGCATCCATGCGTGGTATGCGGTCTGGCGGGTGGCGGTGTTGTTGTACGGGTCCACTACGACCTGGACAGCCCGCACCCGGCGGATGACGAAGCCCTGCCGGATGTCGCCGAAGGCGACGAGATCGCCTGCGGCCTGGTCGGTGTGGAGCGGACGGCCGAGCAGGAAGCCCGCCGGCGCGCCCGCGCCCGTCGAGTCGGCGTTCGGCTGGAACAGCGGCCGCCCGTTGTCATCGAGCGAGTTCCAGACCTTGGCAAGCGTCGTGTCCGACATGATCCAGCGGGTGTTCCCGGCCTGGCGGTACGCCTCGTTCACCTGGAAGTGGTGCTCGACGAGCGCCGCATACATCGTCGTGGCGGACATCGAGTCCGGGGTCTTCGCGAGGAGGCCGAAGGGCTCCGTCGTGCCGACGCCGTTGGCGTAGTACGCCGCGGCCTTGCGGCCGAGGCGCTCACCGAGCTTCTTGGCCACGAAGCCCTCGATGTCGAAGGCCGAGTCCTGGAGCAGTTCCCACGACACCTTCAGCGGGGCATTGCCCGTGCCGGTCGCCGCGATGCTGAACGCTCCGAGCTGGATCTCGCCGAAGACGAGGTCCGCACCGGCCGAACCCGGGGCCGAGCCTTCCGAGGCGACCACGGCGGAGTTCGCCGTGTCGTTATTCGTCGGGTACGGCAGCGGGCGGCCGTCGCTCGTCTCGAGGATGTCCGCATGCTGCTGGATGCCGCCGAACGCAGCCTGGGTTTCGACGATCTTGGAGCGGAAGTCCTCGGGGACGGTGTAGCCGCCCTGCGTGCCGTCGCCGGCAATCGACTGCGCGAACTGCTCCATGATCGTGGCGTTGCCGCGAATGTAGCTACCGAACGCTTCGCGGTAGTCGTCCGAGGCGTACAGGCCGGCCTCCGGGGCCTTCGGCACGCGGCCCAGCCGGAGGTTGTGCAGTTGCTCCATGCGCTCGGCACGGGCCTTCGTCTCGGCGTCGGCACGCTTGCGCCGCTGGAGCTCGGCGGCGAAGCCCTCGTAGCGGTCGAGCAGCTCGCCACGGAGATCACCTTTCGCCGCGGCGAAGACCTGGTCCATCGTGCCTTCGATCTGCTCGGTGCTGAGGTCACGCGCGAAGGCGGCCCACTCGTCCTTGCCGGACTTGGGCTGCTCGATTGGCTGGGCGCTGAACGTGGCCGCGTCCGGCGCGGCGGGCGGAACGACCGGAGGCGTCTGCTCCCCGGCTTCGGTGGCGGGCGTGGTCATGTCGTCGTTCTCCTTGCTGAACGCTGCTGCCATGGATGCTTCGAAGAAGGGATCGCGGACGGGACTGACATCGACCAGCCGCCCGATGTGGAAGATGGTTCGGACCCGCTCGCCGGTCTGCGGGTCCACGCTGAACCGGGAGCGGAAGTTCTCGATCCGGAACGATGAGCCCGTGACGTAGCCGCCGCGCACGAGCTCGAGGGCGTCGTTGGCCGCCGTGGTGTTCGGCAGGTCGCGCATCTCGTACTCGATGCCCTGGTCCGTCCGGTTCAGGCTCAGGGTCCCGTTGTCGAGCGTCGCGAGGAGCTTGTCCGGGTCGTGCTCGAAGGCGCCGATCACCCTGGAGGCATCGGCCTTCACGATCGCGGCAGGATCAACCTCGACCCACTCGCCGTTGCGCTTGTTGCGCTGGCCCGCGAGCTGCACCGCGCCCCGGATGTTGCGGCCCTCGGCGGTGACGGTGGCCCGGAATGCGATGTGCTCGGTCATGCGGCTGACTCCTGCGGAACGGGCCGGATCGGGACGACGCGCGCGGCGATCTCGGCCTTCTGGGTAGTGCTCAGGCCGGGCAGGTTCATCACCTTGCGAACCTCGTCGAGGGTGATGACGCCCGCCTCGTACTGCGCCAGCAGCAGCTCGATCTCCTGCTGCGGCGTGCCCTGCAGCAGGCCCTTGTAGTCGAACTCGCAGAACTGCTGGACGGGGCCTTCGGGCAGCCGGATGGACAGGCGCTCCTGGAGACGCGTCGACCAGCCGCGCAGGGTGTAGCGGGCGAGGCCGAGGTTCTGTTCGGCGACTCCCGTGCCCCAGCTGGTCTGCTTCTCCGTGTCGTTGAGCAGGTGCGGCGGCATCCCGAACAGGCGGCCCATCTCGCCGTTGATCTGCATCCGCGTCTCGTGCCACTGGTTCTCGACGTTGGTCGGCGTCCAGGGGTCGAGCTTGAGGCGGCGATTGACGAATGCGATGTCGCCCGCCCTGTCCTCGCCGAGGATGGCCGGGCGGAGGTTCTTGAGGATCTCCTCGCCCTCGGTCGGGTCGATGTCCTCGCCCTCGCCGGGTGTGACGAGCCCGGCCAGGCGGATGCCGCGGCTGAGCGTCTTGGCCGCGCTCTCGTCGCCCGACAGGGCGGCCGAGAAGATGTGGCGCGCGGCGTACAGCCACGGGTGGCCCTTCACCCCGTCGATCGACGGACCGGGGAGATACGTCACCTGCGTCGAGTCGACTTCCTTCGACTCGCCGGTGTCGGCATCGAGGAACGTGAACACGCGGCGACCGTTGACGCGCTTTCGATCGGTGAACGCGTCCGGGACGATCGGCCGGTAGATCGACGGCCGGCCGGCCTCGTCCAGGTCGTCGTGCCACAGGAACGCCTCGCGCCACAGCAGCAGGTGGATGAGCAGCGTTTCCTTCCACTCGAACGGCGTCTGGCCGTCGACGCCGGGGAACGGGTCATCGAACACCGAGGGAGTGACGACGCGGTCATCACCCTGGCGCTCGTAGGTGCGCAGCGGGAGGTCGGCAATCGTGGTGGAGATGACCGACACCGAGCGGATGACCGCCGAGAGGCCGAGGATCGTGTATGGCGAGACGGACTTCAGGCCCATCGCGTCCGTGATGCCGAGCCACGACGCGAACGACTGAGCGGTCGCGATGCTCGGGAGCTCGCTGAACCGCTCGGCGTTCCTGGCTTCGCGACGTTTGGCCTTCTTGCCCATCGCGCGCGATTGTCATTTCGGCGCTAGGTGCCGCGATATTCCCGTTTTTCTGCTATATCGGCTCGCGGCTCATGGCATACGCCTGCATCGACGACTCGGCCCCGAGCCGCCGCCGGGCGCTGTCGAGCTGGCGGGTCACGGTGTGCGGCGACTTGCCGAGCGCGAACGCGGCCGCTTTGACCGAGCCGTAGCGGGCCATCGCATCGAGGGCGCGCTTCTCGGCGGGCGTGACGCGCTTCATGCGGAGCCGACGAAGAGCTTCGGCTTCGGCCGAGACCGGTTCTGCCAGCGATCGACGGCCAGCGCGAGCGCGATGCACGCGTCGATCCGGCCACGGGACTTCGACTTGGCGAGGGTGAAGCCGCGCTCGTTCTGGCGCTGCACGGCTGAGAGCACCTGCGCAGCGAACTTCGGGTCCCCGTCGTGGTGGAGCTCGCCACGCCCGATCCGGTCGTACAGATCGGCGATGATCGGGGTCATGCGCTCGACGGTCTGGGGCACTTCGGCCATCGGCAGGCGGTCGTCCTCGAGCATCTTGGCCGGCACGTCAAAGAAGCGCGCGTCGTAGCTCACGCCGCCGAGCCGGTACGTCCGATCGAGCTCGCGCAGGTAGTCCATGACGTCGGTCACGTCAACGGGCTCCTCGTACGTCGGGATCCACAGCCGAACCCACGCGCCGAGATGCCCGTCGGGCAGCTCCTGGACGATGCACACCGCCGTCGAGTCGCGCTTGAGTCCGACGTCGACGCCGACCCACGTCGGCGCTGCGCGAACCGGGCTGATCCGACGCTCGAGGTCGGCCCACACGCGATCGCCGTTCGGCCCCAGCCACACGTCCAGGTCGCGCGTCGGCCGGTTGCACACGAAGCGCAGCCAGTGATGGCGGGTCATCGTCGGGCTGGCGTGCTTCGCGGCCAGCGTCGCCAGCGTGATGCCCGAGAAGGGGTTGGCCGCCTTCACGACGGTCATGTCGTCGACGTCGGCGCCCTGTGGCACGGCCCACTGGTGGAGCACGAGCCGCTCCGTCGCATAGCGGGTGAACGACCCTGACCGGCGGATGTCGGTCGCCTGTTCGCGGATCCGGGCGAGCGTGTTCTCGAAGTCAGAATCGGGCTCGCCGGACGTCGAGATTGCGGCGATCTGCCCGCCGCGCTTGGCAATCTTGCCGGCCCACGTCCGGTACAGCGACAGGTCGCGCAGCCGATGCGGCTCGTCGATGATGCCGAGGGTCGGGATGATCCCGTCGCCCGTCCGGTCATCCGCGGCGAACACCTGGATGCGCCCGCCGGCGTGGTGGTTGATGC